CACGCAGGGCCAAATCAGCTATGCGGGCGGACGTTTTGGGTGGTATGGGCTACACTAACGTTATGCAGACCAACTACGGATACTTAGGTTGGAAAACCGACGGAACTAGGGTTGCAATCAAGGGCGTATCGGCTGCAAACCTAAAGCGTAAACTAAGCAGTATTGGCTAACAGAAAGGCAAACACAGATGATCAAGTTTGAAGAACTGACACTAGGCGAAGTAGAAGAAATTGAAATGCTACTTGGAACCAGTATCGAACAGGCGTTTTCGGACGGATCACCAAAGGGCAGGGCGCTTAGAGTGCTTTATTTTGTTATGAAGCGAAAAGAGCAGCCAGACTACAAGTTTGAAGACACAGAAAAGGTTACGCAGCAGCAAGCTTTGGCGTTGCTGTCGGGTGACGAAGAAAAAAAAGAATAAAAGAGCAAGCAGCAGAAAGGCTAGCTAGGTTTTGCATAGCTACAGGCGTGCAACCTTCCGAAGCTAAGTTGCTTACTCTACAGGAATACAAGGCTTTCATAAGGGCAAGGGAGAAGCGAAGTGGCTAGCAACCTAACGCTAAACGTAGAGATTCTTGGTGAATACAAGAAACTTACGCAGGCCACACAGGGCGCAAAAAGGCAGCTTGACGGGCTAGCGACTAAGTTCAAGGACGTAGGGCGTCGTGTCGGTAAGGTAGTTGCCGGTATCGGTGCGGGTGTCGGGCTTGCCGTCGCTTCACAAATCAAACCGGCGATTGACGCAGCTTCAGACCTAGAACAGCAATACGGCGCATTAGATTCTGTCTTCAAAGACCTAGCGCCAGATATGAAGCAGTTTGCTTCCGAACAGTATCAAATCGGCCTTTCCACAGCAGACGCAGCGCGAAGTATGACGTTGCTAGGATCACAGCTAAAGGGTTACGGGCTGCCGGTAGATGAAGCCGCACAGAAAACTAAAGACCTAACACTACTTGCAGCAGACCTAGCTGCCACGTTCGGCGGCACTACAGCAGACGCAGTTGCTTCCATTGGTTCACTTTTCAGGGGCGAATACGACCCTATCGAAAAGTATGGTGTTGCAATCAAGAAGTCCGACGTAAACGCGAGACTTGCAGCAGAGGGCCTAGACAAGCTAGAGGGCGAACAGCTAAAAATGGCAGAGGCGCAAGCGGCGCTAACGCTATTGTTTGAAAAGACCACAGACGCACAGGGGCAAGCAAACCGCGAAATGGACACCGCTGCTGCACGCAGCGAGCGCCTACAGGCAACCTTCTCTAACCTGCAAGCAGAAATTGGCGAAAAGCTTTTGCCTATATTCGTGGATATTGTCACCTATATAGTCGAAGATATCATTCCTGCTATTGAAGACTTTTACGCAGACCTAACAGACCCTTCCGGCGAAGCTATGCAACAAATTGAAGCCATTGGGGAAGCTTGGGGCGTATTCGTTGGCGATTTCAAGTTTGGTGCTAGCGAAGTGAAACGCGTAGACGTATTCAAGTGGATAGGTGACAGCGTAGTTAGCGCAATCAAGGCGCTTACACACCTAAGCACTTTTGTTAGTGAAATTTTTAGCGGTATGAGCAAGATTTTCGCAGCAGGCTTTAGCTTAGGCCCGGTGGCTAACGCACTTAGGCAAACGGGTATGGCGCAAGTCGCAGGTGCTATGGGTGCTGCTAACAGGGCAGCCGGGGCAATCCGATTCTCAGATGAACTTTACAGCGATAGAACGCTTGGAACAGCCGCCCAAAGTCCGGGTGCTTCAGAACTTCAGACAATCAACATAAACATAAACAGGGCAGCAATTGACCCTGACAGAATTGTTAGCGAACTAGATGCAGCTATGCGTTCTAGGGGACTAAACACCATTACTAGGACGTTACAGCCGCAATAATGACCAGAATAGCCGACTTCGATATTGCCAACGACCTAAAGGTAGAGTTCTATCTACCCAAAGGCGATCACTTATTTATTATTGGCATAAGCAAGCTAGGCAGCAGCGACCTAATGAACAGCAGCGGGCAGTTTGTTCTAGGCACTTCCCTACTTGGTGGCACAGATATTCTCGGTGCTAGCGGTTTCGAGTGGCGCGATCTTGCTTGCGAAGCAGCACAGGTAGAACTAGCCATTGGCGGCAGCGTTCAAAGCGAAATTTATTTTAGCCTTCACCGGCAACGGCAAGCATTACCCTGCAATCGCTTGAATATGATCCCAACGTAAATTCAGCCTTCAGGCCCGGAACACCGGTAAGAATACGACTAGAGAAAGACGCTGTAAACGAAGTAATCTTTCAGGGAACTGTGGACGTTATCGGAGGCACTTATGTAGTGGACGGATATAACAGGCTATCCGTTAGTGCTTATGACGATTTCAAAGAAATAGCCAACACAAGAATTGCACTATTCGACACCGATACAGATTATCCAGAGGGCTTTGTAACCCCCTATGAGCAGCTAGAGATTATTGCAGAGCAAGTGGGCAGCGCTATGCACCCGGACAGCGTAGATAACGGGGGTGAGATACCTAGCGTAATAGAAACAGATATCATTCCTAGCAGGAAGATTTTAGACGCGATACAGGTTGGGCTAGGGCTATTCTGGCTAGACCCCGCTACGCAAGAATTCGTATTTGTGCCTAGACCCGACGCAAGTATTATCCCGGACTTCCCTGCCGGGGCCGGCTACTTTACTTTAGGCACTTCCCTATTGGGTGGCGTGGACGTGCTAGGTTCGGGCGATCCCGTTTGGACAATTGGCAACAACCACGAAGACTATTACCACCTATGTATGAGCAATATAGTTACTAGGGCAGATTCCGACGTTGTTTCTAATTCGCTAAAGGTATCTCTAGCAAGTGACGAAGCTACAAATGTGGTAATTGAAAATCAAGATTCGATTGACCTATACGGCAAGTTTGCAATTGACGTTAGCCTAAATACGACTGACCTAGACGAATTGGAGCGTTGGGCCAACGCAGTTTACAACCAGTCACCGACAAACTTAGTTCAATCTGTAGAAACGCCCGCAATAGATAGAACTAATAATCTAACTGAAGCTGCTTTTTTCAAGCCGGGGCAACTTGTTGGTGTAAAATATACCAATAGTGTGCTTGCCATAAGCGACTTTTATACAACTACAAAGGTAAGTCATTACATAACACCGGACAATTGGCTTACTACACTTGAGCTTTGGAAGGAAGCATAAATTGGCTTACAAAGTATTCGCAAACGGCAACCCGCTGTTAGCAAGCGAACTAAACGAAAACCTTATGCAGCAGTCAATTGCTGTATTTACAGATACTACTGCTAGAGACGCTGCGATTACAGCGCCGGTTACAGGGCAGCACGTTTTTCTAACCGGAACTTCTACGCTACAGAGATACACAGGATCGGCTTGGGTTGCTGCTATTGCTTCACCTAGCGTTAGCGAAGAAACCGGAACGACTTACACAATTGCAGCAGGTGACGCGCAGAATACAGTATTCGTAAACAACGCCACCGGGACAACTGTAACTGTAGATGACGTTCTAGATGTTGGTGAGCGCATAGACTTTGTGCAAAAGGGCGTAGGCGCAATTACTTTTGCAGCAGGATCAGGCGTAACGCTAAACAGTAAAGATGCACTACTTAGCACAGCTGCCCAATACGCAGGTGTTACTGTAATCAAGGAAGCAACAAACACTTACTACCTAATTGGAAACCTTGCCTAATGCTAATACCTCTTGGAATTTTAGATAGCGGTGGCGTTGCTGTAAATTATTTTCTTAGCACTATAACTGGTGCTGTAGGAACGCAAACAGTTCCAGTTGATTTAGCCATTGACAACGACCAAAATATTTATTTCTTAGGCAATACAAACAATTCTGGCGCAGGTGGTAATGATCACCTAATTATGAAACTAGATTCAGACGGAGCTGTAGTCTGGCAAAGGACAATTGGCAGCACCTCTAACGATTCAAGTCTAGGTGGAATTAGGGTAAATAATGATGGAGTTTACGCTGCTCTAAGTATAGACGGCGGAACAAGCAACAGCGATTTACACGTTGTCAAATACAACCACAGCGGCGTTTTACAATGGCAAAGGCAATTGGTAGACCCATACAACCTAAATGAATACGCTATGGGAGTTGTCTTAGATTCCTCTGGCGGTATTTATGCAATAGGCAGGGCGCTTTGGAACGTAGCCCCTTACGATAGAGAATTTACATTATTCAAATACGACAACACCGGTGCTATACAATGGCAAAGACAGTTCGGTGGAATAGGTGATGAAGAACCACAGGGCGTAACCACAGACGCTAGCGATAATGTTTATGTTTGGGGAATAACGGATTCCACAGGTCTTGGTGGGCCAGATGATTTTCTGTTAGTCAAATACAATTCCGCCGGTGTAATTCAACTGCAAAGAGAGCTTGGAACCGCTAATAGAGAAACAGCAAGCGCAATAGCAACAGACAGTTCCGATAATGTTTACGGAGTTGGTCGCTATGATTCAGGATCAGGCGACAGGGCTACTATTGTAAAATACAATTCAACGGGGACAGTTCAATGGCAAAAAGAGCTGT